GACAACGATCTGACGTATGAACGTCTTCTTGCGTATTACATCGCAAAGACCAAGTACAAAGAAAGTGTCCTTCGTGAAGCGGCTTTTGCCAACGAAGCATACGGTCTCCGAAAAAGCATCACCCGACCTAAGCCTACTGGAATACACAACATGTCTGCTCTAGATGTGTGGTGCTCGGGTGAGCAATTGTTCGTAGTCTACCCTGATGCTGTCCCCGAAGTTTACGATTTGACCCTCCTGGCCCTCCATTTCACTGCTGCCGAAGTCATGTTCGAGATCCCGCTCTATGAGATTGAAGACATTGCCCCGGTTTGGCACTATGGTGAAAACCAAGAGTTCCTCCGATCGGAGACTTTCCACAAACCTTTGGATCTCGTTCATCGTGAATCCTACCACCTCGAGAAAGCCAAGTCTGTTTCTAGGTTTCGCTCCACATTGCCTCCTCGGACACGGCCGGTATACTATGCCGGCGGTTTCGACTTCGACAATCCTGTTACCATCGACTGGACCGAACCCAAGAAAAAGACCCATCGCTTCCCAGGTACCCGTGACTTGCGTTTCAAAGACGGTTTCCCAGACTACGGCTTTGCCCTTGGTTTCCAAGACGTTCCACCTTATCATGGTCTCTCCTGGGGTATGCTACGAATGCACTACTACATGTTTTCTGCTTCCAACACCGCTCCAATTCGTGTTTTCCCTGATATTAAGGAAGCAGCGCAACCACATCCATCAGACCCTTGCTGCATGTTCAGTGTTATTGAAATGGCTCCAGCGATCTTCCTTCATCCAGAAGGCAACGTGCCCATCGTTGTTTACCGCTTCCCTCTCGGCGCTGTCGTTTTTGACAATGGTGCCCCTGAAGGATCTGGTTCTTTCTGGTTCTTCCCCGACATCATCCGAGGTATGTCAATCGTACCTAAATTACCGTTTGCCCAGCGGTATACGCCTGAGACGTGGAAGCTACTCGACGCTAGCCATCTCGTTGGTATCTTGGACTTTCTCCTGGCGAGAAAAGAGCGCCTCCGATCTCTTGAACTCCTT